GAACTTCCAGCCCTACCAGCCCCGACATTCGATACCGCCATCTCTCCTACCGGCGGGTTGGAGATCGGCTACTACGGCTACCGATACACCTTCAGGAACTGCTGCACGGACAAGGAATCGAACCCCAGCGACTTCTTCGTTGTGGACACGAACGGACATGCTCCAAGAGCGAGGGTCCAGCTCGTGTTCACTGGAGTCCGCATCCCGGCCGACGAGCAGATTTGCGAGATTTGCGTCTACCGAACGGTTGTCTCGATCCTGGAGTCCGACCTCAGTGAGGTGGTTCTAGCGAAGGTTGGATGCTTCGACCCGAACGTGACGACCGTCTTCGAGGACGATCTAGCTGACGACCAACTGGACTTCACGAACGATGGCATCTCGTTCCTGAATGCTCCCATGCCATGCGCCCCGGTGGTGGTGGACTTCCGCAACCGCCTCTTCGCGATGGGAGACATCCCGAACCTGACCCCGGTGGGAACGGTGACGGTCGTGAATGGCAGCGACCTTGTCTACGGAGATGGATCCGTGGAGTGGGACCGTTGCCTGGAAGGCAAGATCATCAAGGTCGGCAACGACTGTCGTGCCTACGAGATCGACCGGGTGCTGCCGCCTGAGTTCGGAATCTCCCCACCGATCGCCAGACTGAAGCTCATCGAGCCCTATGAGGGATCGAGCGATACCGGACTCAGCTACACGATCTGCGGGAAGCCCAACCGCATCTGGATCAGCGAGCCTTTGGAGCCTGAATACTGGCCTGAGGCCAACTTCATCGACGTCGAGCCTGGGGATGGAGACCGGATCATGGGAGCCGTCTCCAACTTCGATCGGCTCGTCATCTGCAAGCGACGCAAGACCTACGTCCTGACCTTCCGTGAGCAGCCAGCGGTGGAGGTCATCGTCCCCACTCGCATCAGCTCGGACATCGGCTGCATCGCTCCTCGGAGCTTTGCTCAGGTCGAGTCTGGATCCGTGTGGTTGAGCGACCGGGGGCTAGCCCTCTACGACGGTCGGACAGTAAGGCACATAGAAGAGTCCGATCAGATGAACGACTTGTTTGTCAACCCGGACAACGAGAACTACGTTCGCAGAGACCGTAACGGCCGTGTCATCGACGCTGTCGGAGTCTTCTATCCGAAGCGAGAACAGTATCTCCTACTTTTGCCGACCATCCAGACAGAGCGCGGCTGCAACATCATGCTCGTCTGGGACGTCTCCCTGAAGAACATCACCCTGCTGAAGTTCTGCCAGGAGTTCCAGTCGATGGTCGTCGGCAAGGACGCCGAAGGAAACGAGAGGGTCTACCTTGGAGACACAAACGGATTCGTCTGGATCTACGATGTCGGAGACACCGATGGCGCCGGTTATCCAAATGCCACTGGCACGGTCAGAGGGACGATCGCCTCGACTGGAACAAACTCTCTCGGAGTATCGTTCCTCACGGTTGCCACGGGTGGTTTCGTTACCGGCGGAGTTCCTGCTCTTGGTGGTCTGTCTGGTCTCGCTGGTCTTTCTGGTTCCCTTGACGGCGATGAGCTGGGGCTGGCGGGTGCTTGTGTCTACACCCGTGCGGCGGGTGCTGGGCTCGACGATCCATGGACCGTCAGGACGATCTACGCGGCGACGGATGACACCCTATTCGTAACCCCTCCGTGGGACAGCGAAGAGCCTCTCGCTGGCGATGACTTCATGATCGGAGCCATCGAGTTCCGTTGTGTCTTCAAGCCGCAGAACTACGGGACTGACGACACGATGAAGAGGAACTGGCGCCATGTCGTGGTGCACGAAGCCGAGAGTTTCTCCAGCAAGCTCAGGGTCGAGCTGCTTCCAGACTTCGCTCAGATCGACCCTGAGGAGTTTACCGTCGTAGACTCGGAGACCCAGGACACTGGCGAGGGCCGGATCTTCCGGATGGACTACGAGAAGGGTCGTCAGGTCAAGCCGGTTGGCCGCGAGGTGCACAACTTCGAGGCCGTCAGGTTCACCAACTTCGCTCCGGAAGAACCCATCCGGATCATCAACCATCTACTCATGGTCACGCCGAGGTCGTCGAAGTAATGGCAGGAGGAGGCAAGGTAAGGATCGCCGATCGAGACGACACCGGGCATCTAGCCAGAGTCGTCAACGGAAGGCTTCTGGTCTCAGGCACCGGAGGAGGTGTTGGGACCGACGTAAACATCGACCAAGTCGGTGGCAACCCCGTAGGAACCACGGTTCCGGTCAGCGATGGAGGCGGTTCGCTGACAGTGGATGGATCTGTGACCATCCAGGAGCCACTCTCTGTGGACGACAACGGGGGTTCGCTGACGGTTGACGGGACTGTCGATGTCGGCAACTTCCCAGCCTCGCAGACAGTGGACGACGGAGGTGGCTCGCTGACGGTTGACGGCGCTGTGAACGTCGGCAACTTCCCAGCCTCGCAGACAGTGGACGACGGAGGTGGCTCGCTGACTGTCGACGGCGCTGTGAACGTCGGCAACTTCCCAGCCTCGCAGACAGTGGACGACGGAGGTGGCTCGCTGACGGTCGATGGCGCTGTGAACGTCGGCAACTTCCCAGCCTCGCAGACAGTGGACGACGGAGGTGGCTCGCTGACGGTCGATGGATCTGTAACGATCCAGGAGCCACTCTCTGTGGACGACAACGGGGGGTCCCTGACCGTTGACGATGGCGGTCTGTCGATCTCCGTGGACGACAGCGGAGGTTCGCTGACGGTTGACGGGACTGTCAGCGTCTCCAACGGGTTCACTTCTACACAACTCAATCAGTCAGCCGTAGGTGAGCCGATCGCTGTCACCAGCACTGTCCCGGTGAATGTCCACAACCCGGCAGGAGCTGAACTCATCACGATCTTCGCTTCCAACCTGACGACGGCCGACGCGACGATCATCGTGAACTTCGGCGGTGCAGCAGCCCCAGCGAACGATCTCTACTTCTTCGTCCCTTCGGAGGAGACGGTCCCACTGGTCATCCAGGCATACCTGGACAACGGTTCCATCGACATCCGCAGAGCTTCTGGAGCCGGGCAGATCAACATTTTCGGAAGGGTGGATGCGTTGTGACGACCACGATCGAGGATCTGAACCAGTCGATCGGAGGTAGACCACTGCTAGCTCCCTTGACCCCGCTCACGAATGGGCTGCACAAGCTGGGTTTGGACAAGGATCAGATCCTCATAACGCTCTACGCATCGAACATCGGAGCGGTGTCTGGCTACGTGAGTGTCTTGCTGACCGACACTGACATCCCCTCTTCTACGACCATCCTTACCGAGCATATTCCAGCCGGAGAAACCATTCAGATCATGTGTGACGTGGCCTTCTACAATGAGGACGACAAGTGGCTCATCGAGGCCCAGGCAACCGTGGCTAACTCGATCATGGTCTTCGGCAGACTCATCAGGTTCCCAGCACCATGACCATCAACCTTGGACCTATCGGGCTCGGGCCTGGGCAGCAGCAGTGGGCTGACCGTCCCTCCGTCCTCTCGTATCACGAGATCGAATCGTCGATCAACTTCCTAGGTGCTGGCATCCCCCTGACCGACATCACGATGCAGACGGGGCTTATCAACCATGCCACCTTCCCGATGCTCGTGACCAGGGCGATGACGTTCGTCCGCTGGCAGATCATGTTCTACTTCACTTCCGGTGGAGCCACGAACCTGACCATCCAGGTTGGCAAGATTGCGGCAAACGTGTGTGGTAACGCTCCAGTCGCTTACACAACCGTTGGGTCGGTTATCGGGGCTACCGCAGCCCCAGGGATCACTTGCGCTGGCGGGATGGCGTTGACATCGGTCCCGTTCTCCGTCGGCGAGAAATACATCCTCAGGATCCAGACCTCGGTCCTGACCATAGATCACTTCGGTCGCTACATCGCGGGGTTCAACTTGAAATGAGCCAAGCATCAGACACAGCGCGAGACTTCCTCATCAACGTGGCTACGAACCCAGATGTCCCGGCGGCTGTCCGAACCTACGTGCTCTCGGACGTCGTCGGCGACCGACTCGACGTCGT